CATTGCTTTTATAATGGTACTGGATCCTAATTTCAGTAGGTATCTAGGTCTCTTGTCTAGATTGATTGAGAATAATATAAAGAGGATATACTATCTGATCAAGTTTCATCCGAATAATTATTTTGAACTTTGGTTAGCAAAACGTAGATCTGTTAAGATGGCGAAAGAACTCTTAACAGAAATAAATAATAGAAAGAGAGACTAATTATATGCTATCAACACAGTATCGTCTCAGATTGCAAGCAATTTGTAAAAAGATTGCTGCATGTGAACAAGTTGAACTGTCTGATATGATTTGGGCAGAAAAATTATCAAAAGCAAATACTACTGCTAGAGAATGGTTACGTCAAGCAAGAGGACAGTCTAAAGGTATAGTTGAAGGTAGTATGGATGATTTTTGTAATAAGATGGGACTAGGTGATCCTGATCCATCTAATCATCGAACGGGTTTTGATAGTGCAGATGATATTAATGATTGGTTCAATAGGGACAAACCAGATGATTGGCGCCAACGTGACTAATGATGATGATGACCTTCTATGTTGGAAAATTAAAGAGATATGTAGAGGCATAAATTGTAATATAACCTGTAAAAATATACCTCAAAAAGATAGGATATATAGAAAAATCGTTATTGAATACTACGACGAAATAACAGGAGAATTATGATTCAGTCTTTAATTTATTCAAATAAAAGTCAAGAATGTGAAAGAGCCAAAATGCTCTTAGATAATTTAAATGAGAATGTAAAAGAATTTGTTTTAAATGAGGACTTTACTCAACAACAATTTCAACAAGAGTTTGGATCAAACGCAGAATATCCACAGATTGCAATTGGTTTAGAACATCGTGGAACATTAAAAGAAACCCTTAACTATCTTAAGGATAGGGGTGTAATCGAATGAATTATGAGGACTTTGCCAGTAGAAATTTAGAATACTACATGGACATGGTTCGTCTTGTTGAAATTAAAACAAAGTATCAAATGATGCTTACTGAAGAAGAAAAAAGTATCAATGAATTCATAATAGAGGTTCAAGAAAAAAATAAGATAAATGCATTAAGAGAGAGGTTTGAAAACATCTGGAAAAAAAGTAAATGAAACCAACAATTTTAATAGCATGTTTATCACCAATAGCAATAATATGGATTGTAATGAAACTTGCCTTATGGTTGTACGCAACTGAAGAGGAAAGAGAATATGTCGCAGCAGAAAAATATAGAGAACGAGGAACCTATTTGGCAGATGCGTATGCAGACGTTGATGAAGAGGAAGAGGAGTATGGAGATCGCACAGATTATAGATGATGCTTTAGAGGAGCATTATTCTGAATTAGGATTGCCTGTACCTAACTGGAAGAGAAAGAAGAATCCTGATTGGTGGGTAGAATATCTTAAGAATTTGGGTATTGATCCCAATAACCCTTGACGAGAGAGCATAGATACAGTATAATACAAACACATATACCATTGTCATGGATTACAAACCCTATACCCTAGCATGGTCTAGAAAACGGTATCTAACTGAGGCAATTTACAAGTATTTTGAAGATGGTGTAGATGCACAACTCATTGCTGATGAGATTAGTGACATCCTTGAAGATGCCGCTGTAGACTATACTGTGAGAGCACAGAAACTTCGTGCAGTAAAAAACAAAATCAAATGACTGGACTTCCTGGATTTTTTACTCGAACATCAGACGGTTCGTATGATCGCCATTTATACAAAGTGGTGGGAACCAATGGTGAAAGTCATGTAGTTGATGACTATATGAAAGTTCAAGAGTTTTGGTGGAACAAAGGCATGTTTTTATCACATGTTGAAATACTAGATAAAGTGAAGAAAAAGGGTTTTAAATGAGTAACGTACAATTCCATAAACAGATTATTTTCCGAGAAACTCCTGATGTAATTTTCTCAGATATTACAGTCACTGATTCAAATGCAACAGACCTTGTAATTCACGATGGCCCTGCAATTTCACCTCCCGATGATACTGTAGGAGCAAAGCAATTTTACATACATTCTCATCAAATTGACCATAATCGTGTTGTTTATGGCACGAGAATTTTTGAAGTTGTAAATCCAGAGTGGGAAAACCCATATCATATTGTCCATTTAAATCGCTCTACAGGCGCCTTAATTATACCTAAAGGTACTTGGCATAGGTCAACCTCTGGAGAAGAGGGTTCTGTGGTCATAAACCACGCAATTAGAGACGATGAATTTGACCAAGATACCGAGTTTATTCCTACATCATCAGCAAACTGTCCACAGTTATACAAAATTCTCACTGAAGTTAAACCAGTTCTACATTCTGTGTGAATAAATAATAACAGCAGTGTATGCTCCTCAAATAAACCTGCTATACTAGAATTTCTTTGGACTGAATGCCTTGGCGGCATTCCCAATATCTCAACTTAGTAATGATTTTGACCCATGTTTATGGCGAGTCATACACTCAGATTGTTTATTAAATCTGGAGATACACATATGTTTCTTCCATTTGTTAATTTTCTGATAAAATATACAAGATGTTCAGTTACTACCGGTGGTAACAAAATTACGTTATCCTGGAAAGTAAGAAAGAATTTCTTAAAATTTGTCATACCAAAGTATGATGCTATGTTGGTTTCACTACCAGGACAAAAATCATTATTTCTTAGAAAGTTTACCCATAAAAAAATGATGCTGTAGGGAGATTATTATGAAAGTAGGTGACAATGTACGTTTTTTAGGTTATACTAAAGAACAAGTGGCATGGGGTAACAATGATACTCCATATATGTTGATTCTTGATCGCATTTATGAAGTAATCAATGTGATCAGGCGTAGTCAGCATACAAAAGTGCAACTTAAAGGTGTACTTGGTAGTTTTAATTCTGTTCATTTTCAAGTGATTGATTGATGCCTGTTAAGGAATTGTTTCCGTGGGATAGTTTCCCTTTTCGTTTAGAACTTAAGGATCGAGTTGCCTGGTTCCAGTGTCAAGAACACATGGACAAAGAGATTGCTAGGTATAATCTCAAACCTAAGGAATATAAGAAGTTAGCAAAGCGTGGCCATAAAATCCAAAAACCAGAAAAACCAGAAAAACCAAAAAATAAAAAGAAATCAGATTTAGTAAAATCTAAGAAACAAAATCTTAAGAGAACTAACTTGCTACATTCAAAGGTTATGAAGTTTGAAACACTTTCATTTGAAAAGTTGCCTAAACTATTACATCCTAAAATGAAATAACATGTACGAAGAACAAAACTCTTATGAAGAAGCACTTCAATTATTCGGACATCGAGTTGAAATGCTCTGTGCATTTGAAATATCACACAAGTTAAGCACAGAAACGTGCTACAAAAACATTAAAATAGAGTTAAACCAACTCAAAAAGGCAAGAAAAAAGTGGAGAAAAAAGAGGAAAAATGAAAGACAGTCTGAAAGTGATACAAAATGAAGACGGATCATTTGCACTTGAATGGGATAATAATGACCCAAAGTGGAAGTGGTTGAATGAATTGACGACAGAGCAAATCACTCGTTTAATAGAGTCTGCAGTACGCAGGGACGAACTGGGTCAACTTTAGACCAGTTTACAAATTGACCACAGCACCCCATGCGAGGGTGCTTTTTTTATGCTATACTGTGCTTAGTTCATTCAAACCAGTGATTCAACTTCGACCGCATCAACAGAATGCTCTCGATGCTATGCTGACCCACGCCAAGGGGCAAGTCATTGTTCCAACTGGTGGAGGTAAGACTCTCGTCGCTATTATGGACGCTCAGCGTAGATTCAGCATCAAAAGTCCTCGGACTATTGTTGTTGTTGCTCCACGTATTTTGCTCGCTGAGCAACTTTCTGCAGAGTTTCTTGAGCACATTACTAATGCAAATGTGCTCCATGTTCATAGTGGTGAAACACATCACTTTAGCACCACAAAAACTGAACGTGTCAAACTTTTTGTTGACATGTGTCAGACAATGCGTGAGCATGTCATCATCTTCACCACTTACAATTCTCTTCATCGTATTGTAGAGTCTGGTATTTCTGTAGATACGATCTACTTTGATGAGGCACACAACAGTGTGAAGCGTAACTTCTTTCCTGCCACTGAGCATTTCAGTGCTGAGGCAGATCGTTGCTACTTCTTTACTGCAACTCCAAAACATTCTTTGACCATTGCTAAACCAGGCATGAATATGCCAGAAGTTTATGGCAATGTCATCTGTAAAGTTGGTGCTCCTGAACTTGTGGAGGGTGGTTATATTCTCCCTCCCAAGGTTGTTGTCAAGCAATTGCCCATGGTGATTGATAAGAAGCACGTTGCAGAGTGTGATGCTGAGAACTTGATTGAGACCATCAATGAAAACTCTCTGAACAAGATTCTAGTCTGTGCTCGTTCTACCAAGCAAATCATTCGATTGATTGGTGAATCCGAGTTTGTTGGTAAACTCCACAGTATGGGATATTCTTGGATGACAATTACATCCAAGACAGGTGCAATCATTGATGGTCAGAAAGTTACCAGAGAGGAGTTTTTTGATACCCTAAATTCTTGGGGTAGGACTTCTGATAAGAAATTTGTGGTACTTCACCACAGTATTCTGTCTGAAGGCATCAATGTCAACGGTTTAGAAGCAGTGTTGTTCATGCGTAACATGGACTATATTGGAATCAGTCAATCAATTGGACGTGTAATACGTCTAGGAGACTCTTCAAAGACCTTTGGACTGGTCTGTGTGCCAGTTTATGACAAAGTGGGTATCAGCACTGCTAGAAGCGTTCAAGCAGTTGTTGATACTGTGTTTGAACAAGGCAATCCTGCTATCAGTGTAATTCGGAGGTAATCTCATGCAATGCGAAGTTAAGTGCTATGTCAGCGGCAAAGTTTTCAGTGTCAAGTGTCTTGCTAAGGATTATGACGAAGCGAAGCAAGTAGCACTTGCTCAACATCCAAATGCTCGTATCATGGGTGTAACTGCTGTATTTTCCAATTCAAACCAATGAAACTCAACCATCGCTGGGAGGAGTATTGTGAAACCACATACAACTCCCTCAAAGCAAATGTTCACAACTGGGGCAAACCAGAGTTTTATCGTCCACTCACTCGCATCTATTACATTGGTGTGTTTGATTGTGGCACTCCCAATCATACTGGTTTGATCAGTGAGACTGCCTTCAACAACAAACAAACTGGTCAAAAAACTGTCCATGATCATTATCTTTCACCTCAATTTGTTGGGCGAATGATTCTGGACAATCCAGACAAGTATCTTAGTGACTTCAAGGTATTTCGTGAGATTTTTTGGAAGTCTTGTGGTACTATTATTGTCACTGCTGAGGAGAACATTCGTCTTAGCAAACTAACTGACAATGATGGTATCACTTACAAAGTTCATGTGCCTACCAATCAAAAGTATCAGCACCTTGGCATCAATTTGTTGTCACGTCCAACCAAGATCAAGTCTTGGCGTGGTGTTGTGCTAGATAAAGCAAGGGAGAACGATTTGTATTTCCCTGAACACCTTATCCAATATGAAAAAGATTATCTGGTAGCGTAACATGGAAACACTTTATAAAATTCTATTAAATGAAACTGTTGGTTGGGATGAAATTGAAGAAGACAACACAAGTAAACTTACAAAAGAGCAATGTCAAGTTCGTCTTAAAGAATTGATTGCTCAAGGATACAATCCAAATCATCTTCGTGCAGTTCCTGATGCTTGAATTACCACCTGATTTTCCTCATGATCCCCCAGAAGGATATTCTTATGAAGTCAAATCCTTTAAGTCTAATATGGATGCCATTTGGTTGCGC